TCTGTAGCAGAGATATTACCACCAAGCTTGCCAGAGAAATTAGACTCTGAATCAACGCCATCAGCAGCATTAATTGTCTTACCACCTTGTACATAGTAAGCCAAATCGCCGATATTATTTTCATAACCTATGTGTAGGTCTGTAGCTCTTGATGTGTAATCTGAACCAGTGTAATTAGCATTTGATTCTACGTTGACATAAGGTCCAGCCATTGCAGGTGTAGAAACAAGGGCGGTTGTTAGGACAAGTGCAAGTTTTTTCATTAAATTAAATTAGATAGTTTTTGTGTAAGTGACACCACGATACTTTAGTTTTACAGTCATTGTAATACCTTAGTACCTAAGCCCCGTTCCATGCTTAGGTTTCATGCGTCCATGAAAGATGGATGAACGGACGTGGTTCTATTTTTTCTTTGTAGTCTTTTTAGGACGACCAACCTTTGTACCATAGGTACCTTTA